TTATGCCAAGTAGTAATTTGATTTTTTAAGTTAGAAAGGTTTACGTGGTAAACCGAAGAGTATGATTTTTGTGTAGCCTCAATTAGTTTTTTCAGCGTTTATAATAAAGTAATTATAAAATAATATTTTTAAATGTTTTTTATTGGGTTTATAAAAAAATTTAGAAATTAATATACTTTAAATAAATACTTTTAATAGAACAGTTTTACAGTATCTATTTGATTTTGTTTACAGACTCAATTAGAGTTTTCGAAGAAAACATCATCCAGGTTCTTCGAACCTTTGTAGACAAAATAAAAATTGGAACAATTTTTATTTTACTAATTTAAAACTTTGTTTTAAATTGACTTAATTAGAGTTTTCTTCGAAAACATCTAACAAATCTAAAACGAGTCTTGAAAAAATTGCAAAACCCATTTATAGATTATCTTCCTTAAATATTAATAAATGAGCACCGAAACTAACTATATGACTGAAGGAATTAAAGTTATTAATTCAGATGGTTTAGAAGAAATAATTCAAATTCCATACAATTTAAATAATGTCCTCGTAAAAGAAGAAGATATTATTAAAATTTTAAATAATTATAGTGTTAAAGTTGACAAAGTTAATCATATTAATTTTTTTGAAGAAGCTTTTACTCACAAATCTTATTGTAAGAAGGATATTTTTCCAGATGATATTCTAACAGCATCAAAGAAAGAATTAGGTAATCCTCCAGAATTGTTAGAATTGAGACCAAGAAGTTATGAGAGATTAGAATATTTTGGAGACAGAGTTATTAAGTTAACTGTTTCAATGTATCTATTTTATAGGTATAAAGACCAAGATGAAGGATTTATGACCAGATTGCAAACTAAGATTGAAGATAAAACCAATTTAGCAATTATGTCAAAGGACATTGGTTTGGATAAATTTTTTATTATTTCAAAGCAAATTGAATCAATGAATGGAAGGAATTTGGAAAAGATTCACGAAGATGTGATGGAAGCATTTATGGGAGCTTTATTTCTAAGTAATGGATTAGAGGTTTGTATTTTATTATTTGTAAACTTATTGGAAACGGTTATTGATTATTCTGATAAATTATATCGTGATAATAATTATAAAGATAGATTACTAAGATATTATCACGAACAAAAATGGAAATTTCCTAGTTATTGCATTATTCATTTTGAAGGACCACCTCACAAGAGAACATTTATTATGGGAGTTGAAAAAGCAGATTCAAATCAAAAAGAACATTTTAAGGATAGATGTATTGGATTTGGAACTGGTAATTCTAAGAAGGAAGGAGAACAAGCTGCTGCTAAAATGGCATTAATTAGTTATGGTGTATTGAAAGAAGACCAGTATATTAAAGCAGATTTATATTATCCTCCTTGGAATTTGTTAGCAAATTACGATGGGGAGACTCCTGTACTAACTAAGAATAAAGAAGAAGAGATAGATGATAATGTTTCTGTTTATTCTAAAATGTCTGAAAAGTCAATTACTTTATAAGTTTAAACGTAAAAAATAATTTATAAGTTTGGCTTAAAAAAAAGACAAATTATATTTTAATGACGACATTAGAAGTTAATACAAGTAAAAAGAATCTATTTACAGAGTTATTTTCTAAAGAAAATCGGTTACTTTTACACAAACACATAATAAATAAACTTAAAATATCAGATATTTCAAAAGAGAGTAAAAAAAATATTTTAAATATATTACAAAAAAATATGAAAGCTAATTATGATAAATTAAAAATAGACAGTAGTACCAATATTAAATCTGTAAGTGATAAATTTAATAATGATAGTGTAGAGAAAACATTAAATGAGTTAATTTTTCTTAGGTCTCTTTTAGATAATTTTAGCAAAGATAGTTTTGAAGCAGAACCAGAACAAATAATTATGAGTAAATTATTTTCAAATAATAATCACAGTTTAATTTATAAAGAAGTATTGAATATATTAAATCTGAATGATAAGAGTGATAATGTTAAAAGTAAAGTTTTAGAAGTATTAAAAAAGAAAATGCAATTAATTTCATCTAAATTACAACCAAATATGATTAATCAAACAAATTTTGAATCTATATTAACTCAATTTAATAAAATGTCTATTAAAGAAACAGTAGACCAAGTAAGTAATCAAAAGAGTGGTATAATAGAACCAAATGCATCAAAACTAAAATTTGAGAGAGATTTTAATTCAGTTCCTAATCAAGGTAATAAATTGATGGATAGACCACTCGCTACAGCTGCTAATAAAAATTTAGAAAAGTTTCTTTATCCACCTGGATTTGAAAGGGAAAGTAAAAATAGTATTCCTGATCCAAAATTTGATAAATTATTTAAACCAATTGTAGATAATGTAGATGATAATTATCAATTTAATCAATATCAACACGGTAGAGGAAAAGAAGATTTTGGTAATAGTTTTGAAAAATTAATGAGTGAAAGAGATATGGAATCAGCAATACCTAGACGACCTGCAACTCCAGACTTTTTAAAATCAGTTAATACAAGTAGTAAGGGTCCACCTGAGTTTAAAACAGATAATAGTAGAAAACCTGAAATTAAAAGAAGAGGAGGAAAACCTAATTTTTCAGAAAGTATTCCAGAAGAGGAATTAGATACTGGATTTTTAAGCGCAAATGATAATAATGATTTATATGATATTGATAATATTGATAAACCAGTAGAAAAACTTGAATTTGAAGAAGATTCAAGGTCTTTTGAACAAAGATTAAAAAGTTTAGAAAGAGATAGAGGTTCAGTAAGTACTCAACTTGTATCAATTAATAATGAACCAGATTCAATGGATAATTTAAAACCTAAGACTATTGAAGAAATTAAAAGAGAAAGGGAAGAAAAAGAAAGACAAGAACGTGAGGAAAAAGAAAGAGAATTAAGAGAAAAATATAGAGAATTAGAATTAAAAAAACAAACACAAATGTTACCACAGAAAAAAGATGCAGTTTATTCCGATCATTTAAAATATTTAGAAAAAGATGATGATGATTCAGAAGAATCTCCTAAACAAAAAGTAGACATGCAAAAAGTTTATGACGCATTAAAAAGATTAGGAATAGAAAAACCTAATTTACCGGATGTTAATTTAAAAAAAATAAAAAAAGAAAATATATTATTAAAAAAAAAATTAAATGAAACCAGCTCATTTGATTTAGTTAAAAAAGAAATTGGTAGTGAATTTTCAAAATTAAATGAAAAAGAATTAGAAATTAACAAAAAAGAAAATGAAATGAAAGTTCTACTAAAAAAATATAGTTATCTTTATGGATTAAAACATGTTCAGATGGATATTTCACCTCAAACTCCAACTAGTAAATATGTTTTTAATTTTAATAAAATAAGTAATATTCACGGAATTAAATTAATGTCTTATTCTATTCCAACACCTAGATATAATATAGAAGAAGATAAGAATAATATATTTAAAATTAAATGCAATGAAGAAACGACAGAAATTAAATTAAATTCAGGAAAATATAAAATAGATGATTTATTAGGCGTGTTAAATAAAAAAAGTAATTTTAGATTTGAATTGAATTATGAAGAAAAGGTAGAAATTAAAGGCGAGAATGAATTTGAAATAATTCCAACACCGTTAAGTATGGAAGTATTAGGATTTACTGAAACTTCCAGTGAATTAGCTAATGAATATGTTGCTAATAAAACTTGGGATTTGAGAGTAGAAGATAAAGTATATTTATTTATTAATAATGTAGAAGAAAATGTTCCTTTTGCAGTTTTATACACTGGAAATCAAGCGGTACAACAATTTAAATTTGATGAACCAATTGAGTTGGATAATTTAGAAATTGATTTTAAAGATTCAAAAGGAAGACCTTTTAACTTTTATGGATTAACCTATAGTATTAATGTTCAATTAGAATTGAGTGAACCAATGGAAACTAATCTCTAGTTTCTAATTTCTCTAGTTCCTAAAGTAACTGAACAAAATTAAAATAAATTTAATTTCTCTAGTTCCTAAAGTAACTGTCCCTGCACTTATTCATTTCTGCATCTTTAGTAATATTATTTGTAATTTCATCAAAAGTTTCACCTCTAACTAATCTAATAATAAAATTCATAGAATATACTCCACATTCAGTATTACTAAATTGATGTTGTTGACTATTATATTTAACATCAAAGTCTTTTATGATGGCGCCCCCTTTTATTATATCATTAATTCTAGGGTTCTTCTTAAATTTACTTTTGTACATATATGTAAATATTTTATTAATAAATTTTTTTGTTCTTTTGTGAGGTTTTTTACCAAATGAATCAAAATAATAAATTTGGTCTTTATCTAAATTTGCATATAAAGCAACCCAATGAGAACCAGATTTCCAACTTTCATCTAAATTAATTACCATACCAATTTTATTTTTACCTTCTTTATTTAGT